TACGGCCCTGGTTGACTTCCTTTCGAGGAAGTCACTAGGAACCGAAGCGTATAGGGGGGTCCCCTCATAATGGGGGTACTCCTCAGCTCCATATTTCCGTAAGGAAAGTTAATGGACGCTACTATTGGATTAAGCCCAGATCAACGGGCGGAGGCCAACGGTACCTATACTTGTTGCCATCTCTGACTTTAGGCGATAAGCCTAAAGATTTAAACCGTCCCAAACTTGGGTCGGCACCCACCTCTGCTTCATACGGAATCTAAACCGTATGGAGGTTTTGCTCAAGTGATCTATATCCTTTGCCATAGGCTCAGGAAATAGACTACGAGAGTACTTATCGTACTGGTCTTTATGGTCCCACCACTTTTCTGGTGATGGAGACACTCGAGCCAGTGATAAGCACTTGAGCAAAGCAGCATAACCGTCTAACTTGTCTTCCCTTTTGATGGGAGCAAGCGCAAGTGTTCTGGTCAAGAACCTATGCGTGTTACGACACCACTTATGTGGTGTCATAGCGTCAAGACGACTATGCCACCCAAGCGAACCCGAATCTCGAGATACAAGTGGCAGGGCCCTTCCTAAGGCCTTCTCCACTTCATTCTTGAGCCAGGTGCTAGCAGAATATAGTCCCTGCAACCAGAAATGGTTAGAGAGACTTACAAGGCTAGCAATAACGCTTGGACTAGCATTGGTAGTAAGTTCTGGCCGGTGCCTACAATACAAAGGAGTTATGTCAACTCCCTTGTACGCGTCGACACCGCAGCTTTCCTTAAAGTTTCCAGTAAGGAAGCTCTTCTTCATGTTGATTCTCAAACCAACATGTTCAAGCCAGTTCACACACTGATGAGCGTACTTTGAGTCAACGATGACGTCGTCACCGAAAACTCGAATACGCCTAGAAGCGCGCATAACTCTCCAATAAGTGGGGGTAGTTCCCTCACTGTCCAATATAGCTGCTATGCAGACCACCGCATAACAGACGGACTGTACTGGAAAGGTTAATGCGTTACCCATTCCGGCAAATTTCCCAAGTCTCAGGAGGGGTTTACCCTCAGTCTGGACGAAGGGAGAACGGCACTCCATCATAGAACTCAAGAATTGAGGACTATGTCTGAAAACAGACTTGACGAGTGAAACACTCAGCA